CATAAACTTCTCAAACAGTTTGAAATACTGTTTGGCATTGAGCTCAGCAGCAGGTGCAGTGATCAGATAATGTTCTTCAGGGATGTAGTCATCATCACCAATGGTAGAACCAAACCCACGAGTAGTATAATCGTGAGTGAAGGTGGCGTCGAACTTGAACTGAACTTCGGCGTTGTAAGTCATTTGGGACAATACAAAAAGTATTTGTAGGTGGAGAGACCGCTCTCCGTCCATCGTATTATACTACACTCCCTGAAGGTGTCCACCACCTTAGCAGACTCTTTAGGAAGTGGCACATCAACACCCGCAACGAGACTCTCAATGAGGTAGAACAGAAGGATGAATCCTAATGCCATTAGGATCATATACAATACCATCTGATAGTAATTGTTCTTCATTGTGGTTCACACATTACCATTTGATAATAGTTCCCGTAAGTATCTGTTGCTTGACGACAGAGGTAAATTGGGTTCTTTGGTTCTAGTGTCGAGATCTGTGCTAATGTATACAATGCAATAGCAAACTGCATAAATGGTAGGACCTTTACTATTGTCCCACGATAATCGTTATTCATTCGAATACAGGGCTGATACGTCTTACTTCCTCCATTATATGTGGAGGCACACCATAGTATCCCATATGCATCCACACACAGTCGATGTAACGTAAATCTTCACGATCCGCATCGACAGTGTATGCATCACAATACTTGACGATCTCATACGGAACCTCAACCTTTTTCCAAGTGTTAGGTTCCTCAATGAAGAATGGTACAGTCATCAGTATCGTCCAGGGATCTTGTCATACTGCCACTTAGCAGCAAGTTCAGGATCATCTAGATTCACATCGCGATGTCCCTGCATCATATTCATAAACGTCAGAGCTTTATTCATATTCTTCTTGTGATAGTCAATGATCTCTTGCACACCCTCTTTCAGTTCCTCATAGAACTTTTCAGGAGGCAGCTCACAATCCATCAGATACTCATCGATGGTTTCCAACAAACGCTCTTTGCGTTGCGCATCGTAACTAGAAGACATAGTATTTGAAAACATAGGGTTGCGAGTGAAGTCTAGCAATGAATTTAAGTCCGTGTTGTTCGCACTGGAACCAAGCGATTCGTTTTTCATCTTTCAGCTCAATACGGTATGGAAATGTGGGATACGGGAACAGAGATACATCACGCGAACGTGTTGGTGTGGGTGTTTTACTTTTCTTCCCAGAAGTCTTCCCAGTCTTTGCTGGTTGCTTCGCTGATGTTGCTTTCTGTAGATTCTTCTTGAGATTCTGTTGTGTTTTGACGCTGCTTTGCTGCGAACTTCGTGTACTCTTCGGCACACTTTTGCTGTTCGAGGAAGTTGCGGATGATGTTTTGGAAGTCCTCTTGGGTGTAGTTGTTGAGGATACTTTCTTGCGGGTCGTTTTCGTCCCAGGAGATTTCGAAGCTTCCGTCTTCATTTTGCGTGACATCAATCATTGTTAAATAGAGAGCAAGTGATGTTGTTTACCTATGGCGTGCCGAAATTGCGACAACGTGAGCATAGATGATCTTGAGAATGCTATGTTCGCACATATGATCAAAGAAGTCAAGGGGAAGTTTACAGTTACCACAGATAGTGGTATAATCAAATCATTCGATACATTTCAGGACGCGAAGGAGTTTATTTTTAATGGTGGAGCACAAGATGGAAAACTTCATTCGTGAATACCCCAAACACGCACCAGCTTCATTTTGCGATGCATTAGTTGCTTACACTGACAAATTATACAATGGTGATATTAGAACAGAACGTACCCAATCTGCTGCAGATTCAGGAAAACACGATCGTAGTGACTTCCATTACTGGTTGACAGAGGGAACAAATCCTGATTTAAAGCATACACTCTACAATCAATGGTCTAAACTTGCTGGTACAAAGTATCTAGAAGAATTTAATCAGTTAGCACAGCAAGACTACTATATGGATGCTGCGAAGATACAGATGACAATGCCTGGTCAAGGGTTTCATCGTTGGCATTTTGATGGAGCTGGTTTCCTGACACAAGGACGTTCATTTGTGATCATTACCTATCTCAATGATGATTTTGAAGGTGGTGAAACAGAGTTCTTGTATCAAGGTATTCGTGTAAAACCAGAGAAGGGAAAGACTGTTATCTTCCCTGCAAGTTATACACATATGCATAGAGGAAATCCGCCCATCGGTGGTACAAAATACATTGCAACAACGTGGGCGAATCGTTTGCCTCGTATGTGTAGCGAATCAAATTACACTGAGGAATCAGGTTTTATTGTCCCCAGTGAAGGGATGATTCGTTACTATAAGAATACTTAGAAGTCAGTTTCAAATTTAGAATACAGATAGGCGAGAACTTCGTCTCTGTATTCTAATAGTTCGTGATAGCATAACTGATTGTGTGCACACTGACGCAGCTCAGAATCTGGTTTGTATACTGATTCGATGAACAGTCCCAACGCACGACGGCGTTTGTCTTCCTTGGTCTCTTGATCCATAGGATACTCCTGGTTTACAAAGGTATTTTATCAGGATATGCACACGATCATAATAGATTACATATTTTCTTCAGATTTACGCTTGTCGAACAAGTGGTCATCCTGCTCACCATTTAGGTATGAGATGATTGCATTTGTGCGATTGAGTTGAGACTGAAGGTAATCCTGTATGCCGTACAGTTGTCCCCGCAGATCACTGATGAAGTCGTATGGAGTAAAATCTGTGTCATTCGTAATGTACTCCATAAGAATATCACTAATCTGATCCTGCAATCCCTGACGGTATTTAGATTGTGGGATCGTTATGTTTTCCAAGCTCATATCCGAGTTTGACGTATAGGTCTCCGCATCGGATGTTATAACTACGCTCAATGGACTTTTGTTGGGATTTTGAGAGGAATTGGAGGGCATCTGCGAGTCCTTGGAGTTCATTGATGGTGAGGTTAATAGGATACTTCTCCATTATATCAGCAATAAACAGGGCTGTAATCTTTACCAGTGTACTCTTCAGTGTTGAAATCAGTCACTTCTGCACCGTTGGCGAGATAGTTACGGATGTCATAGAGAGCATCAGACTTAACACGAGTGCTGAAGGAAGTCATCTGCTGAGAGAGTTCTTCAGTGGGGTGCCAGATCACACGCTTGACGAAACGCTTGCCGCTGGCGACGGGGAAGAAGTCAACCTGAGTGGCAGAGGTTTGGAGTTGCATTGGGTGTCTTGCGTTGATGTACTTATTATAGCAGTGGTGGCACCCTGTTGAGGGGTGCCGTGGACGGTTTGAGAACTGTCTCAGGCAGGGATGCCAGTGTAGGTGCTGTCAGGATAGATTCCATACTCCTCACAGCGGACCTCGTAGGCGATGCGCTTGAGCATCTCAATGTCGTATCCTTCGACGCTGTTCAGGATCTGGCGGCGCAGCTGAGCGGTGATGGTGTCGTCTTTAAGCATTGGGAGTCCTCTTGACTACCCATACATTATAACCCCCCACAGCAGCGCTGCGAGGGGTCGTGGGACACTTCATTCACCGAACACTGGAATGACATCGATAGTGGTCACAGCAGGGTCATTTGCTAAACCGTCCATAATGTGTTTCGCATCTTCGAGCGTATACACTACAATATGCTGTCTTGCAGTGTAAAGAGCTTTCTTTTTGCGCTTAATCCACTCAACTCGATACTTCATTGAATTTTTTGAGGTAATTAGATGTGTAGTGCCAGCGTGGACCAGTCACACCCCAACGAATCCACGCATAAGATGCGTCTTTATATTGTTGGATGGGCAGACCAGATGTTTGGAACACACTCTTCACGCGCACAAAGTCATATTCATTGACAAGATAGCGCATTTGACCACTCAATGTGTTGGGGTCACAGCTATGGTTTACGCAGAATGTGTTCAGACCTTTGATTCTACCAGTGGAAGTCCACTGCAGAATACCAAAACCTCCGCGTGTGTTGTTGTAGCAATCCCAGTAGTTAGTTGCAAGACGCGGAGTATATCCTTCACACGCTAACGGTTGAAAGTTGCTTTCTTGTTTAATGTTACCAAGAATAACAGCAACTGCACTTTTATCAGTGATTCCAGTTTTGGCGAGTTCATTGATGACTAGTCTTTCTGATGGGGTACATAATGTACAGGCAATCGCAGCAGCGGTTACAAGCATTGTATTTCTCCAATTAAGTATACTTTAGCATAGGCAGGACTACAAAGGCATTACAGGGGCATATAGACGTGTCTCACGACACTTGTTCAAACTCTTCAATATCTGTAACTGGTACTTCGTACTCATTAGCAACCAAATACCAGTGATTTGCAGTTCCTTCAGCATCCTCACGGATGCCAAGATATTTAAGCTCCTCTTCAGGGAAGCTATTGTCACGCAGCGCAGCCTGCAACTTCAAGTGTAGCAGTTCGCTTTTCTGAGGTACCAGCATAAACCTTGTGCAATTGTTTGAGGGAATAGATCTTTTTTGCGGGATAGACCACCAGTTCTGACCAACGTTCTATCGGTACAACTAGGCACGTTACAGAGTAAGGACAGCGTGCTGATGGGTCGTTGAGATCGCATTTAAGCGTAACTGTAAGATATTGTTCATCAATAAACCATATCATTCCTTCCACATCTCCGTGTGGAACGTGTACCCAGTCTCCGATCTCAAACATAAGTTTACCAGTAGTGACGATAAGCGGGTTTCCCCGTTAACCATTTAGGATACTCGTCATCCTCCATTGCGAGAGAACATTGCATTGCGTTGTCAAAATAATATACATCTCGCCAACGCTGTGTGTATT